GTGTTTTCGTGAAGGGCACTCTAGAGGCCTAAGTTGGGGTTTTGTAACCCTGTGGCTCGTAGGGGAAGTTTGTTTGCTTCTCTACATCCTACCCAGTAAAAATTTACCTCTCATAACAAATTATATTGCTAATTTAGCTCTATTATGTGTAATAGTTAGATACAAGTTATTACCTAGGAGGGGATGTGAAGGAAAGAGTAAAAGAAGCAGTTAGGAATATTTTAAGGTCACTGAAACACACCGACCTAACTTCCCATGAACTACAGCAATCTCTTTGTATAGTACAGAGACTGTTGTATAATAAGCGCAGATCTATAGAAGGTAGTTCTACTAGGGTAGAGCTGAATACAAATGGGGGGTGGATAGAACATGAGAAGTCTAAAACTATACAAAAAACAGCCAGTTTTTCGCCTTGCTGCACAACAGTTACCTCTGAGAATCGTGCTATCGTACAGCGAGCGTCAACACGCCCCTATAATAGAGCAATACGTACGTCAGACCTTCGCTAAATCCTGTGTAGTACAGGATGAGAATGAGTATAAAGAAGGGGAAAAGGACTGTTCACGTATTATATGTGTAGGCTCATACTCTACAATAGCTGTTTTGGGAAGAAAAGTAGACCCAACAGCTGTACGTCAAGGAAACTCGTGGCTCGTTTATGAGGACGACTATATTCCTGTATTTTGGGTACCCTCCTTTGAAGAGTCACTACTGAATAAATTCATTGGGGACTGGTTTAGAGAGGATTTAAAATACGCGTGTACTACTGAAGACTATTGGTCTCCTCCTGTTACACAAAAGTATAAACGTATAATGAACGTTAAGGACAGTAAGCAAGCTGTCCAGGAGATGACTGAGGCACGTTGGACTGCATATGACTGCGAGACCGCAGGTCAGATGTTTGGAGAGTACTTTGAGGTTACCACTGTTGCAGCCTGTACTGACGATTATAGATGCTTTGTTTGGAATCGTGAGTCCTTGGGGATTGAAGATGTTCGAGAGAGCTTATTTACATGGTTCAAAAATTCAGAGGCGAAGAAGGTGGGTCATAATGTCAAATATGACATGTTGTCACCTAGGAGTGCTTGGGGTATTCCAGTGGTGGGGATACATAGTGACACTCGCCTTAAACGAAAGCTATTACAGACTGACGCATTGTCTTCTCTGGAGCTCTGTAGTGACCTTGTGGGCATGGGAGGCTATAAGCAGGAGTTTGGTAAAGAGTTGGATAAAGCTAAAAGACTCATTAAAGCTGCGAGAGCTGTAGATAGTGAAAATCAAAAATCTGAGTTTGATTGGGTCAAAGACAAACTTCAAAGCAAAGAAGCATTAGACCAATACTTTTTGGACTACGACCCTGCACTACTATGGGCAAGAAAACTCCCTCAGGAAGATGTTAATGCGTTTGCTTATGCCCTAGTCCCTGAGAAGGAATTAGAAATGTACTGCGTTAGGGATGCGCTAGCCACAGCACGATTAGAGAATAAGTTTAATAAACAAATACTGGCCACCCCAGAGTTAAATCATATTTGGGAAAGCGTAGTTAAAGGTTCTACTGAGGCTATAGAGCAGGTAGAAGCTTGGGGCATTCTTGTGGACCCTAAGGCCATGCATGATTTCAGTATAAAAATAACAGATATGCAGAAAGAACTAAAGACTTATTTGAATAAAGAGGGGGTGGAAAACCCTAACTCATCAGTTCAGCTGGCTCGTAAATTATACACTCCTGAACCTGATGGCCTGGCTTTGAAGGTTGTTAAGAAAAGTCAAAAAACAGGTGCTCCCTCTGTAGACGCAGAAACTTTAAAAAAGTTAAGAAGTCTATACCCAGAGTTTGAATTTCTTGTTGCTCTAGAAGAATACAAAAGAATAACGAAACTTAAAACTACGTATGGGGATAGCCTAGCTAAGTATATCAAGAAGGATGGGAGAATTCATCCTGAACTTAAAATAGATGGTACAGAAACTGGTCGTCTCAGTTGTAGAAACCCAGGGTTACATCAAATCCCTAGAACTGAAAGTGAGGAAGGGAAGCTTATCAAGGATTGTTTTGTAGCTTCCCCTGAACACAAACTCATTCAGTTGGACTATTCACAAATGGAGATAAGAGTGGCTGCCCTGATTACAGGGGATGAAAAGATGACTGCTATTATTAAATCAGGGAAAGACTTTCATACTACAACTGCCAAAATTATTGCCTCGGCCATGTGGGATATAAAGCCTGAGGAAGTTACAAAGAAACACAGACATGTAGCTAAAGTGTTCAATTTTGGGCTTCTTTATGGGATGTCTGTTTATGGAATGGCTAAGCGTCTCCTTATTGAAGTGGATGAGGCTAAAAAATTGAAGCATCTAATCCTTGGGGAATTCGAAGGCCTTGCGAAGTGGGTAGAGTATACTACAAGTCTAGCCTGTAATTGTGGGTATACATGGACATGGTGGGCTGGCAATAAGGCTCGAAGACGTCCCTTGTTTCATATTGCCTCTAGAGATATAAAGACAAGGAAGCATGCAGAGAATTCAGCTATTAATACCCCTATTCAAGGGGCAGCTAGTGACTTCTGTCTAGCAAGTATCAATGCTATTGTTAAATGGTTGAAATCAGAACAAATACCTGCTAAATTAGTACTTACAGTTCATGACAGTATCGTCCTCGAGTCAAGGTTAGATGTTATAGACCTCGTGGCTCGTAAAGCACGAGATATTATGCTAAGTTGGGATTCTGGCGATGTACCTATCAAGGTGGATATCGAAATAGGTACTCACTGGGGTTCTCTGGAGCCATTAACCCTTGAAAACTCCATTTGATTCTGAAATACAAGCCTTACTTGAAATGCAGTATGATACTGCACATTCTGGAGGTTTCCAAGAGTTCATAGTATCGACTTCCCCAGAACTTAAGAAAACCAATCATTTAGCCCCTCTAATTAGTTTAATAGAGCGCTCTAAAACAGAAGAAGTGCGAGCCTGTATTTCTCTCCCACCACGACACGGTAAGACTACTACAATCAGGCATGGTTTTGCTTACCTTATGAAGCATAATCCTATTCTCTTTCATGCATATGCCTCATACGGTAGAGACTTTGCCAAAACAGAATCTAAAAGTCTTCGAAGATTGATTAAACGTTGTGACATAGAACTAGAAAAGGGGTCTAGAGATGTTATGGAATGGCATCTAGAACAGGGAGGAAGATTCACAGCTACCTCTGTAAGTGGTGGTTTAACTGGTAAGGGAATTACTGGTCTACTTGTAATTGATGACCCTATTAAGAATAGAGCTGAAGCTAACTCTGGTATTGTTCGTCAAACAGTGTGGGACTTCTTTACAGATGTAGCGCTAACACGTATGGAGAAGGGGTCTAGTGTAATTATAGTCCATACTAGATGGCATGAAGGAGACCTCATTGGTCTATTACAGAAGGACTTTCCTGACGACTGGGAGTTCATTAACATACCTGCCATAAATGAGGAGGGGGAGGCTTTATGGCCTGATGCATTCCCTTTACCTGTTTTACAAAAGCAACAGAGTGTTAATCCTTGGTCTTTTGAGGCTATGTATCAAGGTAATCCTAGGCCTAAAGGGGATATGCTTTTTGGAGAACCCTCTCGTTATGAACTTACTCCACATAAAGCACTACAGATTGCAGAAGGTAAACGTCTTGTTATAGCTGTAGACCCTGCAGCTACTGAAAAAACTAGCGCTGACCATAGTGTTGCCTTACTCTTAGCTAAAGACAAATTAGGTCCTGATGGTAAGGCTTGGATACTAGATGTAAAAAGAGCTCAAACTACTATTCCCAAGTTTGTCGAAATCATTAGAGGAATGCAGGAGAAATGGAACTGTCCCGTAGTAGTTGAATCTGTGGGTGGTTTCAAAGCTGTCCCTCAGATGCTCAGAAGTGTAGACCCAGGTTTAAGAATTAAAGAGTTCCATCCAGCTGTCAGTAAGAAAATTAGGGCAGAGCCCGTTGCTGCAGCTTGGAATGAGGGGAGAGTCCTGTTACCACATAAGTCTACATGGGTAGATGCTTTTATGGATGAATGTAATTATTTCACAGGGTTACAGGATCAGCATGATGACCAAGTTGACGCTTTAGCGCATGCTTGGAACTATTTTGCTACTATGAAAACTGTAAGGAGAGGGGTTAAAGTAGGTAATGGGCCTTTTGGATAAACCACTAAAATACTGGAACTACAGAGTTGTCAGGCACAATTCTAAAATTGGAGTTGTGTACACAATTCGTGAAGTATACTACACGAGCGATAAAGATTCAATTATAATAGATAGTTGGACAGGACTAGGTATAAACCCTATGGGAGATGACACTCCTAGTAGTCTTTTTAATGACCTAATGCTACAATTACAAGCGTTTACAAAACCAGTATTACTAGAGACTGTTGAGGAGGGAGAACATGTCTTAGTAGAATTCGAGGATGAAGCCCCCCCATGCGATATCGAAAAGCTAAACGAAATTTTGAAATTTTCACTTTTGGAGTGGGCCTAGCCCCTGCAGAAACTAAACCCAACTCTAAAAAAGATAATAAAAAGAGTATACAAGTAGTTGGTTTACCTGCTATAACTACAACTGACACTAGTGTAGTTATCCCTACCACAAACGAGCCACTTGTAAAGAAGAAGTCTCGACGTAGGGGAAAAAAGAAAAAGCAGCCAGAGGCTAACTAATGAGCGAAGATGCAGTTCGCGCTTTTCCTAGTAGTATCGAATTTGGTACATTAGAGAGTACCCATCCTGAGTACGACTCAGGATATTGGCAGAAGCTACGTGCATTTTATGCTGGTGGTAAAGAGCTTCTTCAAGACCCAGAGTTAATGCAAATTATCTTCCCTCCTCATATGCAGGAGCGTGAGGATGTATATATGGAGCGTAAGCATAGGGCGTTCTATATAAACTACCCAGGAGAGATTTTAGACCACATCGTGGCTAGCTTATCCAGTAACCCTGTTCAAGCAGAACCAACCAAGCCTGTAGAGAGTTTCTACGATGTCTTCTTTAATGATGTTTCTTTCCCTGGGGGAGAAAAGAAACCTCTTAATACTCATCTTACTGACCAGATTCTTACAGCTCTCCAATGTGGTGTAGCATGGACGCTTGTTGACCTACCCCCTATTATTGAACTTTTCGCACAAGAAGAATTGATGAGTGAAGAGGCTCAACGCGAAATGGGAGGCCTTGACGCCTACGCTATATCCATTGATCCAGAATCTGTCTTTGATTGGGAAGAAACCCCTAGTGGGGAGTTTGTTTGGGTTAAAACTGCTGTAGTACATAGAGAGCACTCTTTTGTAGGGGGTTCTGATATTCTACGAATAGACTACACTATTTATCGCCCTGATGACTGGGGTAAATACAGCATCTCCTATTCAGAAGATAATCCTCCTAGAGAGAAGCAACCTATACAACTAGTTGAAACTGGTCCTCACACATTTGGTCGAGTACCTTTGTTGAGATTAAAGCTTCCTGATGGTCTTTGGGCCATGAATAAGCTAGAGAGTATTGCTAGGGAACATTTTAACAAACGTAATGCCCTAGCATGGGCAGAATATAAGTCCTTGTTCCCTCAGATGTACGAATTTGAAGACCCTGATACCTTGGAAGACTGTGATGGGGGTGAAACAGGGAGGTCTACTACACAGGTAAGAGGTCAAGGGTATATTCAGACTAGAGCTGCAGGGGATAGGGCTGAATTTATAGGTCCAGATAGTGCTCCCTTTTCAGCTGCCCTAAACTCCATTAAGGATTTAAGAGATGAAATGCATCGTATTATGCATCAAATGGCTCTGTCCTTCGATAATGGTCCCTTAGCCCTTAGACGAAGTGGAGATAGTAAGGCTCAAGATAAAAGAGATGCTGTAGTTGTTCTTGGTGCCCTGGGTAAGATTGTTCGTGACCATGCTAAGTTAATGTACGAAACAATCTCTATAGGTAGAGGAGACGATATTGAATGGTCCATTGGAGGGATGGATAAATTCGATGATATTGATAAAGTAGAAACCCTCGAAGAAGCTAAGGAGCTCAAAGAGGTAATTATACCTTCAAACAAGTTTAAAACTGCTTTCACATTCAACGTGGTTCGCGCTGTGTTGAAGGATACAGTTGATGACGAAACTTTGGAGGACATTAGGGGAGAGTTAGAGTCTGGTTTCACAAAGCTCGAAAAGCAGAATGACGAGGCTCTAGCACAGGACTCCCTCACTAAAGCGCAACCAACTGGGGTTGTAAAACCAGGAGTAAAGAGTAATGCCTAATTCTAATGAAGATGACAATTCTCAGAGTAATAAAGACGAGAAAGTCGATTCAGCTCTACAGGAGTTTGTTAACAAAACTGTTAACGCTGCTGCTAGTGGTAGAGACACTCGCATGTCTAAGGTGTTTGATAAAAAGCTTACTGATAAACTCGCAGAATTTAAGCAAGAAATAGCCGATATTGTATCATCATCCCAACCTAAACCTCTTACTGAAGAACAAAAAAAGACAGCTAGTGAGTCTTCAAATGCAGATGAACGTATTGCTCAGTTGCAGAAACAGAATGAGGCTAAACTAAAGGAATTGACTAATAAAGTAGAGGCTGCAGAAACTGCACGCACAGCTGCTTTAGATAAAGCCAATACTGATGAAGAACGTCAACTTCTAACGAATGCTTTGCGAGAGCATGGTATTGAAGGTTCTCGCCTAAAAGGAGCTATTGCATTACTGTATACAGAAGAGTGCAAAGTTGGAAGAAGCGAGAACAATGGTATCATTTTTAAAGCTCAAAGGGATGGCTATACGGATGAATTAACTCTCGAAGCAGGTGTAGAAGAGTGGTTGAAGGGGGATGGTCAGGCTTACCTCCCCCCTAGGGCTGCATCTGGTAGTGGAAATATTGGTGGGCGTTCCCCTATTCGAAAGGGTCAAAAGCTATCTAGACATGACCAACTTACCCTATTGGGGCAAGCTTTAGCAGGTAAACGCTCATAGTATATTGACTTCAACGAGTTTGGTGCTAACTCTTTAAAAAGCACTTAACGTCTCCTCCTCCAGGGAGAGCGCATGCCGACGTGGCATTAAAACGTAAAAACAATTAGTTTTTGGTTTTTAACTTTTCTCATGGAGGAGAATAATGGCTCTTGTTGATTTTGCTGCCGTAACAGGCTCGCTATCAAGTACATTTTTCGACGACATCACACAGAACATTCAACGTTCTATTGTGCTGCCACAGCTCCTGACCGTTCGTTCAGGAACAGGTAAAAACGTTCAGTGGGATGCTCAGTTTGGTACTGCAGCCCCTGCTGGTGCTGCTATTGCAGACGGTGCCGATGTCACTACGTTTAACAACGACACTAAAATCCCAGCTGTTCTTCAGTATGGTACATATCATGATGCGTTCTCGCTGACTGGTAAGGCCATCGCTGCTGCTTCTGCATCAGGCAATCCTGCTGAGTTGGCTGCTTTGTTCCTCGATGAACTTGGGGACAGTGGTAGTCGTCTTGCTAAGGTTATTGCTCAGGATACCTATGTGGGAACTGGTGGTAATGCCATGGTAGGACTTACAGCTACTGCTGGTGGAATTGACTCAACTGGTACTTATGCAGGTATTTCACGTGGTGCTCAGACTCAGTGGGCATCTACTGAACTTGATTCAGCTACTGACGCAGACCTTACAGGTAATGGTGTTCGAGTTGCTCTACGAAAGGCACGTCGTCTTACGTATGTCGCATCTGGTCTGAAGAATGACCTTATTGTTACTGACCCTGTCACTCATGCTACTTTGGGTGAGGAGTATAACGCGGAACGTCGTTGGGTAGATGAAGTTCGTCTAGCTCGTGGCCCTGTTAAGCTCGAGGGCGGTTATAACGTTCTAGAATTTGATGGTATCCCTGTTATAGAGGATGCGGATATGCCTGCTAATACCATTCTAGGTATTAATACTAACCATGTTTTCTACTCTCAGCTCGCTGACAATGTAGGAGACCTAGGTGGTCGTATTATGAAGCTGAATCTTACTGGTACACCAGAAGAGCAGTTTGGTAGTGGGTCTGTCCCTATGCAAGCAGCTGTTATTCAGCTGGGTATTGCTGGGGATGCTCATAAGTTCCAACTGATTATGTGGCCGACTATTGTCGTTCGAAGACCTAATAGTTGCTTCAAAGTCTTGAACACTGCTAGTTTGTAGGATTGAGATTAGTTATGATACAGAAGATGTATAACCCAACCAGTAAGCCTGTGAGGTTCTCAATCCCTGTAACGCCAACTACTGTAGATGAGTATGTAGCAGAACCAGGTGAGTGTGTAGATGTTCCTGCAGGTTATTGTTGTGGGGAAGCCTCTGTTATCAAACGTCTTGCTCCAATGCTAGTTAAGTACGATACAAGTAAAGTATACGTGGCATCTAGTGCTCCTCCCTCTAATGAGGGGGGAGCCATGCTTCCTAAAACTGAATCTGTATTAAGCGAACCACCTGTTAAGAAAAAGAGACGTAAGAAGAGGACTAGCTACTAAATGGCTCTTACTGCATCTCAGAGGACAGAGGTTCGTTTCTATATGGGGTATTCTCATAGGTTTAACCAGAGTGATGACCATTTAGAAAAATCAATGAACTCGTTGGCGTCTGATGCTGATGCTGAGGCAAAAGTAATTGTTGTACTAGCTAAGTTAGTAACAATTGATACCAATATTGAAGCTGTCTATCCTAGATTGAAAGCGACTAAAGTCTGTGATATCGACGTGGCTGGCTGCAAGGAAATGGGAGCTTTTAAATCAGAAGGTCGAAGACAAGTAGGTAGGTTGGCTTCTATTCTAGCAGTCCCTGTTAGGTTCGATATATACAGTAGTTCTCGATACAGTATAACAGGAACTTATGGGGGGCCGATAGGTGGAGGCAACTTTGGACTACATGGGTAATTTTACACTCTACTCCCCCTTTATGGTGTAGGGTTTTCCTGTGCCCCCTGCACTATTTAGGGGGTGTTAGGGTGTTTTTAGGGTATGGCTGGTAGCGCAACAATAGATTCTACTCTTTTTGTAGATAGTCTAATAAGCATTGTTGATGATGTTCGAAGGGACATTGCTGATGGCTTTGGTGCGCGACAGTTCGATGTAGCTACTGTACAAGTTACTCCTCCACCTCGTTTAGGTCTAGGACAAACAACTTGCACTGAAACTCTATTAGACCCACGCCCAATAGTCAAACCTTATAAAATGACACGAGAACTGGAACCCTGTGGTTTAGATGATGCAGGATTGGTTCAACTTATTGAAGTGTCCTTAACGTATACTGAAGCAGAACTAAGTGGGAATACCTTATCTGAAGGTCTTGAATTCTTCTACAAGATTACAGATGCTAGGGGACAGGGAGTAAAGGATAGGTACTTTACTCTCGATAGGGCCCCCTATCCAGCGAGAACTTGTTTAGGTGAGGTAGATCGACAGAATGACACGTGTATGGGTTGGATTGTATGGTTACGCCCTTCAGGAGCACCAGCGTGTCCATAAAAATAGACCTATCTAATCTACAAAGAGAACTCTCTAATAGGGTTGTAAAAACTAAGCAACTGGTAGAAGAAGGGCTTCTATCTGGGGCTAAAAAGAGTCTTAGAATCCTAGTCAAGAACACACCTGAGGATACAGGGGAACTTTCTAAATCTTGGAAGGTCCATAAAGCAATGAACGGTGTGACTATTGAAAATGATGCCCCCTATGCAGGGGTTGTTGAGGAAGGTGCTCGTCCTCATGGTGTTAATGCTGAAGGTATAAGAAGTCTAACTGCATGGGCAGGTCGTACATTTCCTGGGGCTTCCCCTGAAGCTATTAAGTCTATTGTATGGGGCGTAGTTAGAAAATTAAAAGAAGAAGGTCAGGAACCTACTTTTTTTGTAAAAAACAGTCTGGAGGCTGTTGTTAAAGAAGTAGTAGTAGAGGTAGGCTCTAGAATTTTGGCAAACTCCAAAAGGAGAGCTTAATGTCACTTATACGTCTAAGAGCTCTAGAGGTAATGGGTGACCAGATAGCCTGTGCTGTGCCTAGCCTTCGTGGAAATGTTTGTGCAGGGCAGGCTAAAAACCCTAAGGAACTTGAGTTTCCTAGTGTTGCACTAATAAGTACTAGAGCTAAATACTTCCCTGACCAGTCTAGTCTTCATAGTTGCCCTACCCCTTCGACTGCTGTTTTTAACATTGGAAAGTTTGAGGCTACTGTTGTACTTAGAATAGGGGCAGCGAATAATAATACAAGGTACGAGCTGGAGGATGCAGTACTTTGTTTATTTTTTCAAGACCAACTTCGTCCTGGTATTATAAAGTACACGATAGCTGACTGTGAGAGTGCACTAGTAGCTTGGGAGCTCGAAGAAGTCGAATGGGAAGACGAGAAAGTGTTCGATAACAAATGGTATAGTGTTATTACTGCAACACTCTTTTACCCTGCTTTAGTTAAGAAGACAAGTACCTATGCTATAGACCAAATTAAACTTAATTTTACTGAAGATTTTACAACAGCAGCTAGTGCATTAGGCACAGGCGATTTTGAACAGATTGTAATAACGTAATTTTTAGGAGGGCAGTATGCCGGCACCTTTTTTTACAACAAATCCCTCTGACTTTACAAAGCTAGAGGGGCTTTATATTTTTGAAAAAGACCCTCCTGGGTTTATTCGAGGTGTAAATCTCAACACTGTAGGTGTTATGGGACGTACAGTTCGAGGACCTACTGGAGCTATTACAATCTCGTCCTCTGATGAGTTTGTGGATATTTATGGGGGGAGAGACTATGGTAGTGGTGGCTCGCTAGTTAATCTAGTTTGGCGATTTCTCCTAAATAAGCCTTTTGGTACTGTTGTTGTGAGTAGAGCAGTTGCAGGGGATGCAGTTAAAGCTAGTTTAAGTCTAGAAGAAACAGTAGATGGTACAGACGCTACTGCTATTGTTAGAGTAGACGCATCTAGTGTTGGTATTTGGGGTAACGATGTAGCAGTTAGAGTTGAACCTGCTACTGATGAGGTAAGTACTCATTGGAATCTCAGAGTTACTTATTTAGGTGCAGATACTCTGTATGAAAATCTTAATACTCAGACTGCTTCCGATGATAATGTAGCTGAGGTTGTTGGTGACTCAAATTCCAGACTTATTGACATCACTAAACTCAATAACGGACGTCCTGCTAATCAGGTAGTTGACCCTAACGCCTCCCCTCTAGTAGCTGTTATTACAAATGCAGATTGGTTAACGAAGGACAACACTGACTTTTCCATGGATTTAGGTACAGTACTCACAGACTACGACGACGTTCCTGGAACTAATGGTACAGAAGATGCTACTGATTATACAGTAGACGGTCCACTGGACGATATGACTAATACAAAGGGTATTAGTATTGTTGCCTATGCAGATGACAGCACTGCTGACATTGTTACAATAAATGATGCAATTGAGGTTAATGCTGCAACCAGTAATGACAGAATCTTTCTAGTTTGGACTGGTGACCATACAGACACTGTGGGTACAGGTCTGACAACATACATGGGTACTGCTACTAGGGATGATAGAATTGTTCATTGCTACAATTCTCCCTACACAGTTGACCCAGAGACTAGTTTGCAGATTCAGACTCCCCCTACTGCATGGATGGCTAGTATTCTTTCTCAGAATGACGTAGATATTCATCCTGGTGAAGAAGCTACTAAAACGCAAACTGCAGGTATTACAAAGCTTACATTTCCAAGTCTTTCTAGAGGTAACTATATTACTATTAGGAATCTGGGTGTTGCTGCTTTAGAGCGAGATGATGGATTTCTTTTCGTATCTGGTGTAACAACTGATTTGACTTCTGGAAAAACTGAGATAACTCGTCGACGAAGTGCTGACTTTCTACAATTGAGTGCTTCTACTAGACTCGCGAATTTTGTTAAGAAAAAGAATACTGAAACAAACAGAGCTCTTATTAAAGGTGAACTTGAGTCCTTTTCTCAAGGTTTACAGGACCAAGAAAGAGTCGTTGAAGCTTATGTAGTTGATAACGAGTCTTTGAATACTGATGCTGCCAGGGCACAAGGTATTGAAACAGTCCTTTGGAGAGTTAGACTAATCGGCCATATGCTACATCTTGTTTTACAGACTGAGATTGGCACTGGCGTAACCATCGAGGCTTAAGGAGTAATCTATGAGCGCTAGAGTAAGAGGTCAGGAAGCAACCCTGACATTCATTGTTGATGGTGTTTCTCTTGGTGGTGATTTTGCTAAGGTAAAGGATTTTACCCTTACGCAACGAGCTGACTTGACTGAGGAGCCTTATCTAGGAGAACAGACAGACGATTTGGATGTTCAACATCATGGTTGGGATTTTTCCTTTAATGTTGATACTATTGATGGTAGGTCCTTAGAATATGTAAGACTGTTCGTTCTACGAGAAGAGAGTCGTCAGGCTCCTTCTGATGTTAACGTACAGATTCTTACAGGGTACAGACAAGTAGGTGTTCTAGCCACTCGTCTAAACCTAATTAGCTGTGTTATGAAAATGAACGATATGTCTTTTGCAGGTCGAAAAGAAATGATTTCTGTTTCTTTTGAAGGCAAAGCTAAGAAACTCCTTATCAATGACACAGTAGCTATTAACTTCAGTCTAGCTCTCTAAGCTAGGGAAGGCACAGGCACAGGAAAATGCTTAAGCTAGTACATAAAAAATATGTTCTCCCTGTTGGATGTAACTGCAAAGAGGTCATCTTAAGAGAGACAAATGGTGTAGATGAACAGCAAGCAGCAAGATTAGCTGACATCCGAGGGGATGCTTCAAGTTTAGCAGCTGAACTAGTTCGTAGAAGTATTGTTTCAGTAGATGGGGACTTAGCAGTGCAGCCATTTACTCAGTTCGATGAATGGAATACTAAGACACGCAATGTTGTACTTAAATGCTATGAAAGACTTAACACTCTGTCTGAGGAGGAACTAGCTTTTTTGGAACTGAACAGCTCCGATCTAACAGAAGAAGAGCTAGAGAAGATGAGTTCTCAGAGCAAGGATTAGATAACTACGTAAATACAATTTCTGCTCTACAACAAGGGTGGCTCGTTTTGTCTAGAGAAAGTAAAGGTGGGATGTCTTTTTATGATTACATAAGACTCTCACGTAAAGACAGGTTAATTATGAATGAAAGCCTACATTACTTTGTTTCGACAATTAATGACAGAATAGAGCAGCAGAGAGTAAAGAGAGAAACATAAAGTGGCTGTCAGTACTGTATATGACGTAAAAGTAAACTTTAAGCTTAACGATAGAGCTGTTAAAACTAGTTCTGACAGAATAAACGCGAGTC